ATATTATCAATAGTCAGCAAAGAACTTCATAATGCTAGTGGATATATTGGTGGTGAAATTGTTGCTAGACGAAAAAAATCATTAGAATATTATTTAGGTAATCCTCTTGGAAATGAACAAGAAGGAAGATCTCAAGTAGTTTCTAATGATGTAATGGATACTGTAGAAAGTTTAATGCCATCTCTTATGAAGATATTTACTTCAGGAGATAATGTATTTTCATGTGAAGGTGTAGGACCTGAAGATGAAGAAATGGCAAGACAAGCATCAGATTATTTAAACCATGTTTTTTTAAAAGATAATAATGGATTTACAGCATTATATACTGCATTTAAAGATGCACTAATTCAAAAGAATGGAATTTTAAAAGTTTATTGGGATGATTCTCAAAAAGTTGAAAGAGAAGAATATACAAGATTAACTGATGATGAGTTTAATGATTTAGTTTCTGATGTTCAGGTTAAAGTTTCTAATCATACTGATTACAAAGAACCTATTACAGATGATGCAGGTAAAGAAATAGATAAAGTTACTTTACATGATGTTGTTATTCATAGAACAAAATTATATGGACAAGTAAAAATAGAACCAGTTCCACCTGAAGAATTTTTAATTGAAAGAAGATGTAAATCTATTGATACAGCAAATTTTGTTGCACATAGAGTTAATAAAACTAAAACAGAATTAGTTGAAATGGGATATGATCCTGATTTAGTTTATTCGTTACCAACTGGAGATGGTGAAACTTATTCGGAAGATAAATATGTTAGACATCAGAATATTGATTTTGGTAAAGGTGAATCTTCTGGAGATAAATCTACTGACATGGTTTTAATTCATGAGTGTTATATTAGAATGGATGCAGATGGTGATGGTAGAGCAGAATTATTAAAAGTATGTGTAGCAGGTGATGGCAAGAAATTATTAGATGTAATGGAAGTAGATACAATTCCATTTATTTCTATGACACCTGTTATCATGCCTCACAGATTTCATGGTAGATCTATTGCAGAATTAGTTGAAGATATTCAATTAATTAAATCTACTGTTATGAGACAAATGTTAGATAATATGTATTTAACAAATAACAATAGAGTTGCAATACAAGATGGTCAAGTAGCTATGGATGATTTATTAACTAATCGTCCTGGAGGAATTGTTAGAACTAAACAACCACCTCAAAATGTTATGATGCCTATCCAGGCACAACCAATTACAGAACAAGCTAGTGGTATGTTAGGTTATTTAGATTCAGTAAAAGAATCTAGAACTGGTGTAAGTAAAACTTCACAAGGTTTAAGTGCAGATGCATTAAATAATAAAACAGCTACTGGTATGAACCAAGTATTAACTCAATCTCAAATGAGAATGGAGTTGATTGCAAGAATTTTTGCTGAAACAGGTGTTAAAGATTTAGCACTTAAAATGTTTGAGCTAGTATGTAAATACCAACAAAAAGAAAAAATAGTAAGAATCAGAGGTAAATATATACCTATGAGACCTTACGAATGGAAAGATAGAGTTAACGTTACTATCCATGTTGGATTAGGAACAGGATCAAAAGAACAACAATTGATTCTAATTAATGCTATTTTAGAAAGACAAATGCAGGCTATAAACCTTCAACAGAATGTTTATGGTCCTATGGTTAATTTAAGAAATATATATAATTCTTTAAAGAAACTTGTTGAAAACGCAGGTCTAAATAGTATAGAACCTTTCTTTATGGATCCAGATGTTGGAGCATCTCAAATGCCTCAGCTTCCACCTAAGCCACCTAGTGAATTTGAGAAGGTGACTTTAGCACAGGTTCAAGGTGAAAACCAAAGAGCACAGCTAAAATCTCAGGTAGAAGAAAAACGTATTGAAGCAGGAATGAGACAAGAGTTATTAGAATTTGAATTAAAGATCAAAGAACTAGAACTCCAATATGGAACTAAAATTGATGAACTTGAATTGAAACGAAGATCTATGTTAGAACAAACTGACATGCAAAAATCAGGTGATTTAATGAAAGAAATAATTAAAGGACAACAACAATTCTTCAATGGAAAAGGACAAACAAATACGCCAGGGGAAACGAGCAGAAGTGCTCCTAAACGATCCCCTGCTAAAACAGGCGTTTGAAGATCTTCTTGAAATATATAAACAAGAAATCTTTAATACAAAATTCGCTGAGTCAGAAAAACGTACTTACCTTTGGGTAGCCTACAATCTTGTAGACAAAATCAAAGGTCATTTACAAAGTATAATGGCTAGTGGAAAACTAACTCAACAAGAGTTAGATCAATTAAATAAACGAAGTTAATCTAACGAAACTTCAAATACGTCAACCAACAAGAAAGGAACGTTATGGCAGAAGCCGAAAACCTAAAAGGTGCTGCTGACAAAATCGCTGGTATCTTGGAACCGAAAGGTCAACCAGAAAAGAAACCAGAAGAACCAAAAGCAGAACCATCAGAAGCTCCTGAGAAACAGGAAGTTCAAAATAGTCAAGCTGAGTCTGAAGCAACTAACGAACAAGCATCTGAAAATACTGAGACAGAAGAAACTACAACAGAATTACAAGAGGAACCAAATCTCCACCAGGTAAAAGTACAAGGTCAAGAGATAGAGGTCAGCCTCGATGAGCTGAAAGCAGGTTATTCTAGAGACTCAGATTACCGACAAAAAACTCATAACTTAGGCATTGAAAAGCGAGAGCTTGATAGCCAAAGAGAGAGTTTGCGTCAAACTTATGACACTCGACTACAAGAACTGAATGAGTTAATTGCTACTGCTGACGCAACTGTCAGACAAGAACAAGGAAGTCAAGATATTCAAAAGCTTTGGGAAGAAGATCCCACAACTGCAGCACGACTGGATTACCAGATGAGAGAAAAAAATAGGCAGTTAGATGATGTACGAACTAAAGCTAGAGAAGCTCAATCAAGACAATACAATGAGTTCCTTGATACACAGAGAGAGTTAGCAGCACAAAAAATACCAGAGTACAGCGATCCTAATAAAGCTGATCAATTCAAACTTAGTATGCGTAATTCATTACGAAGCTATGGTTTTAATGATCAAGAAATAGGACAACTTGCAGATCATAGATTTCTTATGGTTGCAAAGGATGCAATGGGTTACAAAAACTTGAAAGATAAAAAACCTATCGTTCAAAAGAAAGTAGCTAATGCTCCAAAAGTTGTATCATCTGGTGTTTCAAAACCTTCAATAGCTTCTGGTAGAGAGCAAATAAGAAATAAAATCAATCGATTAGGTAAGACTGGACATATTAAAGATGCTCAGGCTGCTATAATGGATATGATTAATCTTAAATCTCAACAAAGAAAGTAAAAAACAATGGCACAACCAACAAATACGTTTGATACGTACGATTCAGTAGGTGAAAGAGAAGATCTTTCTGATGTTATTTATAACATCTCTCCTACAGACACGCCATTCCTAAGCTCAGCTGCAAAAACTGCAGCAACAGCTGTATTACACGAATGGCAAACAGACTCTTTAGCTGCAGCAGTTACAAACAACGCTGTAATTGAAGGGGATGAAGCAACTCTAGATGCATCAACTGCAACTACTAGACTTTCAAACAGTACTCAAATTATGGATAAAACTGTAGTTATTACTGGTACTCAAGAAGCAGTAGACAAAGCAGGTAGAGCATCTGAATTAGCTTACCAAATAGCTAAAAAAGCTAAAGAGCTAAAAAGAGACATGGAAGCAACTATCACAGGCAACATTGCTGAAGTAACTGGTGGTTCTTCTACTGCAAGAAAAATGGGAACACTTGGATCATGGGTCGTTACTAACGATGACATGGCATCTGATGGTGCTTCTGGTGCAGGTGCAGGAAATGCAGCTCACACAGATGGTACTCAGAGAGCGTTCACAGAAGCTCAATTAAAATCAGTAATTAAATCAGTTTGGAATGCTGGTGGTGACCCTTCAATGGTCATGGTCGGTCCTTTCAACAAACAAAAATTATCAGGTTTCACTGGTAATTCTACTAGATTTGATGCTGGTGCAGACGCAACTTTATACACTTCAGTAGATGTATACGCATCTGACTTCGGTCAATTGCAAGTAGTACCTAATAGATTCTCTAGAGATAGAGACGCTTATGTACTAGACATGGAATACTGGGG